AGCAGTTGATTTTGAAATACCAGGAATACCAAATATTCAAATAGCTTATTGGCTTCAAAACAATGTGGACTTTGACCAATTGATTTTAGAATTTTACGACCCTGACAATCCTAGTGGTGGCTGGGTTCATGTTTCATACAATGAACAAGGATCAAATCGAAAACAAGTCTTAACTTATGATGGCAAAAAGTATTCTAACGGTTTGCCTGATATGAAGTGGGATAAAGGAAAGGTAGTAAGCTAATGTGGTTAAGTGCAATTAAACTAGCTGTTCAAGCAGGTAGTCATATTTATAAAAAGAAAAAACAAACGCAAATGCTTATGGCAGATGCACAAATGCGTCATGCAGAAAAGATGAGTACAGGTGAATTGGAATATAAAGCGAAAATTATTGAGAGTAATGATCAGGGTTTTAAGGATGAATTTGTCCTTATTCTTATATCCATTCCTGTTTTGTTATTGGGCTATTCTGTTTTTTCTGACGATCCATCAATAAGTGATAAAATAAATATGTTCTTTGAACACTTTAAAAACTTACCGTACTGGTATCAAGCAATCTTTATTGGAGTCGTATCTGCGATTTATGGATTAAAGGGCGCTGACATCATGAGGAAAAAGTGAACGTAATACTTGTTATGGTATTATGTAGTTCAATTCAAAATAGTTGTATGCCACCTGTAACTTACCCAACTATCTACAAAGATAGTTATAGTTGCATGATTGATGGCTACCAAAAATCTTTAAATCAAACAATCCAACTTGGAAAAGACGATGTAAATAAACTTGGTCTTTATATTAAGTTTGGTTGTCAAAATGCACAAGGAGTATAATGGCTGAGTATCAAGGAAGAAAAGTAACACTCAATAAACCATTTAGATTGCCAAGTGGTAGTTCTAAAAAAAGTGGTGTTTATGTTAAAAATCAAAAGACAGGGAAAGTTAATAAAGTAACTTTTGGCGATCCCAATATGAAAATTCGAAAGAATAACCCTAAAGCTAGAAAAAGTTATTTAGCTAGAAGTGGTGGCATCAAAACAAAAGGACAAAAAACATTATCGGCTAATTATTGGTCAAGAAAGGCATGGAAATAAATTATGAAAAAAGGTTATCACAAAACTAAAAGTGGCAAGATTGCTAAAAAAGGTCTCTGGTACAATGTCAACAAACGTAAGAAAAAAGGTATTAGTAGGTCTAAAGCTAAAAGTACAATAAGCGCAAAAGCTTATAGAACATCATAATAGAATTTAAGAATAGGATGTGATCTTTTGATCATGATTTGATCTAATCAAATGGGATAGTGGTGGGTAATCAATTGACTAACTTATAGAGTTCTACATTTGTGATTAATGTGTTATAAGTATATTAACACAATAGTATGAATAAAAAATTTGAACTTAATAAGTATTTTATAAGTATCTTTGAAAGTGTTAATTTTAAAGGTGCTTTTGCATATACTCTATTGATTACAAATCAATTGCTCTACCAACTGAGCTACAAGGGCAGTAAAAAAAAGCTTATATATAACGCCAAAATGAATTGCAATAGATTCGTTTTGGCTCTTTTTTTATGTCCGAAATACAAGGATTCATCAAAAAATAAACAAAAAGTTATAAGTTTTTTATAAGTTTTTATGATGAATTTTTTATATTTTAGTCAATTGATTGTGAAATCAAGCCTTTTTAAGTCAAATGATTTATTGCTAACATTGTTACTATAGTGTATAACATGGTTATAACTTACAAAAGGAGAGAAAATGGAGTTAAATTTAAATAGAGTACCCATCAAAGATAAAAAAGGTAACGTCAAAATGTATTGGCGTTGGAACTACATAGACCAAAATAATAGACCTTTAGCGATCACTAAAATAAGTAAAGCTAAAGTAAAAGAAAAAGCACAAGAAAAGATTAAAGAGATAGGGTTTATTAAAACTAATACTCATGAAGTATTATTAAAAGAAGCTAATACATCTTTTCAAAAATGGCTAAAGTATAAAGTAAGAGAGGGTGCCGTTAATCTTCATCATACTAAGAACTATGGTAGTTTTTTCAAAAACCATATTCTTCCATTTTTTAACAATATAGATATTAGAAAAATAGGTGAGAATGAGGTCAATAATTTTGTTCAACATTTAAGCAATAAATTATTTCAAGAATGTCCAATGTGTAGTGAACAAAACTCTAGTAAAGAGATTAGATGTGAAAAATGCGCCCATAGACTTGAGCCTAAAGAAGATGCTCTTGAGCCAAAAACTGTAAGAAAAATCTTTAATACTTTAAGCTTAATTATACAAAACCAAGTTGATCCACCTAATAGAAAATTACCTAGAAATATATGTAAAGATATTAATTGGATGGCTAAAGTAGTTACTAAAAGGAAGAAAGCTAAAACTATTAACTTTGAGCATTGGACTCCAAAATATATTGCTAATTTAATAGATGATATTGAAAGATATATGGTCAAGTTAGTGTGTAAAATACTATTACAAACTGCTTGTAGGCCAAGTGAGGTGAGAGTTTTGACTAGAAAAGACCTAATTAACTTTGACCCTCAATCTAATTTACCCCCTATGATCAACATAGATAAAGCTATGAAGTGTGGTACTAAAAAGATAGGTGACACAAAAACAAGTAATGGCCATAGACAATTAGTAATTACAACCCAATTAAGGGATGAGATCAATAACTACGTTAAAACGCTTCCTATGGACCAGGAACACCTATTTTTGGACAATGTTGGCTCTCCTTTACGTTTAGAGGCCATTTCAAGGGGTATAGACAAGGCTTTAAAAATTAATGGAGTAACACTACCGATTGATCGGAAAGGGTACTTCTTTCGCCATTTTACGGCAAGTTTTTGGGCTTACACCTCAAAATATACTAACGCTATAGATTTGGCCAAAGCTTTAGGAGATAAATCTATTGATTTTGTATCGGAGACTTACATCAAGCCATACAAAAATAATAATCAAGAAATAGTGCATACCGATTATCAAGAAAAGCATTTTACTAATTAATTATTTATACCAATATTTATTGTAGTTCTCATTATTATAGAGAACTACATCCCATTCTATTTTTCGTTTAATACTTTTTTTAGCAAACTCTCTAGCGTCTTTTTCCAATGAGAATAGTACATTACTAAAGCTAGTAAATTTATCTTTAGGTTTCCAAATTACAAAATACATAAAAAAAAAGAGAGGGGAAGTTATACAAAAACCCCTCTCTAGTTTCACACAACAAAATAAAAGAACAAGTTTTAGTTGTTCTTCACATTAAATGTTAAACACTCATATTCAATTCCTCTTTGTTAGCAACTAAAGAGGGAGCAATAGTTGAGGAATTATTAATAGGTGGTTTAACTTGACCTATCAATTCTTTTACGCCACTTGTAAAATAATTTAGTGGCTTGTTAAAAAATTCGCTAATTTGTATTAGCCTTATGGATGATGTTCCATTTTTTCCACTTTCGTATTTTTGAACTTGCTGAAACGTAACTCCAATTGCTTTTGCTAATTCAGTTTGAGTACATTCTCTATGTCTCTTTATTGTATGACTAGCTGTTGTTTCAGTTTGTGGAACATGAATAAATATTTCTCTATTGAGTCTTGCTTCTTTAATCTTATCACCAATAATTCTATTTAATTTAATATCTAAAGGTGTTCTTGATTTTATTTTGTGTTTCTTTTTTTCCATTCTCTTTCTCCTTTGTTTAGGCGGACTCCTATCCTACGATTTATTTCAACCTTTAAGTTAGTTAGTAATTAAGTTTGGGCGTAAATGAATTTTGCATCTTCATTTTCAACACCAACAATTTGTCTATACGTTTTGTCATACTTCTTTTTTGCCTCAAGAGTGTGTACGCATTGACGACCTTTATTCTTAACTGGTCGCATAATCTCATCATGCAATTTTTGAAGTTTGGCATATCTTCGTAATAGACTATTACTTTTGCTCATCCTTATTAGTTTCCTTTATTGGTTTAATCCTAGATTTTTCAAACTTTATATCTAAGACGTTTAACTTAGCCGTTTCACTTGGCTTATCTGACTTCACAGCTAATTCTGTGTTATCAAATTTTTCTTCAAACTTAGTTTGAATTTCGTAAAAACTTTCTTTTATTACTTCATCACTCATCTTCTAAAATCCATTGTTGAATAACTTTTATTAACTTTAAGCATTGATATTTTTTCTAGTTGAGCATCGCTTAATTCGATGTTTCTTTGCGCTTGATCGCTTTTGCTAATCAAGTTTAGTTTGTATAGTTCTGATATAATCGCACCAGCTCTAGCCCTAGAAAATCTAAATTTGCGCCCAATCTCTAAATATGTTGGGCTATACTCATGCTCTTTAATAAATTTTTTGATAAATTTAAGTACATCTAACTTGATAGCCGATAAATATATATGTCCATTCTTCATTCTTTTTCCTTAAATAAGTTAGTTACGTTTTCTTGTGATTGTTTGATGTCATGGCCATCTTCTTTAAGAGCCTTAAGGTAATTTAATAATTTTTTTAAATACCAAAGACACTTTTCCAAATCCATGATGATACTATCTATTGATGTTCCATGTTTTTGACCAAAACGAAAAAGGTGCTTTAGACCAGCACCCTTTAAGTAACCAATATTTTCTTCATGCGTTTGTTGACTTAAAATCGCATCGCAAGTTTGGATAGCCTTTTTATAATGTTGAGGATTTACACTTTCATTTTGCATTAAAAGGGTGTCTCCTCTTTAGTTTGGGGATCGCTTAGTTTAATACTTATGTCAGGTTGAGTATCTTTTTGTTTATCGGTATTCAACCAAGCCGCAGCTTGTTTTGGCGTACCATTGATTGAGGCTTTGCCTGTGTAGTGTGGATATTTAGTTCCAGGTTTATCGGTGTCTCTTGGTTGACGTTTCCACAAAGCGATTTGATTATCGTATTTATTGTCCATTAGGTTTTCTTCCTTGTATTTGTGATTTTAGTTTGTTGTATTCATTAGCAACTCTCACATCCTCAATTGGATCAAGATAAAGTTGTTCTAATTCGTTGGTGTACTCTTTACCCAAAACTTGAATCCCTTGTTCAAATTTATTTACAGTTGGAGATAGTTCTGCTTGTTTTTTTAGCTTCTCTATCCACTCTTTAGCAAATTCTTGAGTATTAAATTTTTTATTTACATGATGTTTGCCTTTGCCTGGCTCTTGAAGTCTTTCCATATCTTCTTCTTTAATTTTAGCAGTAACAACTTTTGTTTTTACAAAATCCTCAATTTCTTCAGCAGTAGCGATTTCATTCCCCATAAATCCAAGTATAGAAAGACACCGACCTACGGAGACTGTCTGGGCTTTTTCAAATTCTTTATCTTTGTTGACCATCATTTTAGATTCACCAACACTTAATTCTTTACCATCTAACAATGCACTTGCTCTAAATTTTGTAGAGCCATTGGCCAACTCACTACTAAAAGTAATTAGTTGTAATCTACTTCCAAAATATTCTCTTACGAACTTAATACGATATGGCACAGTTAGGTATTCACCTTTAGCACCTAATTTTACATAGTCGCTTTGTTGAATATTATTTCTAAATTCTTGTATTGCGCTTTCCAATGTTTTTTCTTTACTCATAGTTGTCCTACCTCTCTCAATTTTTTTGTTGGGTTTTTTATTTGTTCTTCTAACTCTTTAATTTTTTTATCTTTGTCTTGGATTTCTACTCTTAATTGGCCATTCTTTTTTTGATGAGCCAAATTAATTACTTCTAAATCTTTTATTCTTTGTCTTAATGGTTTAATTATTCCTTGATCACTCATAGTAACCTCTAAATCTTTCGATAATGTCAGGGGATATACCTTTCCACCAAAAGCCATTTTTTCTTATTTCGCTAAAGTCAGGCTTACAAAGTAAAGCTAGAGTTTTCATATCACCATTGGCTAACTCTAATTTTTTTTCCCAACATTTTTGATATAAAATTAATTCATTGTAATAGTGTTCAAGATTTTCTTTACTAAGTTCTATGCAATTGTCAGGGGTGAAGATTGTATAATCACTATCACTAGCATAAGTTAAA